GTTAAAGTTGCAAAAGAAACCTCTGTTTCTTTAAATGTTGTGGAAGATAATTCTTGGGCGAATTTAAAAATTGAAGAGGGTGAAGGAGGAGATACAGTATCATCAAAACGCTGGATTACTAATGGAATTGATGATAAATATCATCCAATAAATCAAGAATTACCAAATGGGTGGAAATTGGGAAGAACTAATTGTGTGTTTAATCAGAAAGAATTTCAAAAAAATATGAGTAAACGAGGACACGCTAAGCAAACATATGAGATACGAAAATTGGCTGCAGCTAAAGCCACAGAAACAAAAAAATTAAATAATACATTTCCTGATATATCTGGAGATAAAAACCCAACCAAACTTGATTCTGTTAAAAAGAAATTAAAAATTGCTGTTGAAAACCGACCATACATAAAATGTCCAAATTGTAATAAAGAAGGCAGACATTCTCCAGGAATGTTTAGATTTCATTTTGATAATTGTAAATATGCCAACAATAAAAATTGAAAAAATTGATGAAGTTCATATAAGATTTTTCTGCGACGACGCAGGTGTTGAAGCTGAAATAGTGGATTTTTTTACTTATGAATTTCCCAACGCAAGATTCACCCCACAATATAGAGCACGAATCTGGGATGGCAAAGTTAGACTTGCTGATCCAATTCGAAAAACATTGTATGTTGGACTAGTCAATTATGTAATTGAGTTCTGTGATAGAAACGATTACGCAATACAGTTTAAAGATAAAGATAATATTCTTGGTCGCGAGAATACTACATACCAGCAAGTAGAAGAATTCGCCAAATGGTTAAATCCTCATGGTCATGGTAAACCAATCGAGATTCGCGACTATCAAATAGAAGCAGTTAGACATGCGCTTGATCATAAGCGTACTCTGTTGCTCTCTCCTACCGCATCAGGTAAATCCTTTATCATCTATACAACTATGCGTCACCACTTAGAAGCTGGACGCAAGTGTATTATTATCGTTCCTACTACTTCTCTCGTTGAACAATTATACGCTGACTTTGAAGATTACTCAAGTGCCAATGGTTGGAAAACATCATATCATTGTCAAAAATTATACAGTGGATTTACTAAAGATATATCTAAGGATGTGTTAATTACAACTTGGCAATCTGTTTATAAACAACCAAAGGCATGGTTTAATCAGTTTGATGTAATCTTTGGAGACGAAGCCCACCAATTTAAAGCAAACTCTCTTACTCTTGTTATGGGTAAGATGACTGATATCAAATACCGAATCGGAACAACAGGAACTCTCGACAACAAGAAAGTTCATAAGTTGGTTCTCGAAGGTATGTTTGGTCCAACCCATCGAGTAACTACAACTAAAGAACTGATGGACTCGGGAACATTAGCCAAACTAAATATTACATGTATACTACTGAAGTATGATGATATAACTCGTCAAGGTAGAAAGAATAATCAATACGCTGATGAGATGGATTTTATTGTAACGCATGAGAAACGCAATAACTTTATTCGTAATCTTGCTTTAAATTGTGAAGGTAATACTCTTGTTCTTTTCCAGTTTGTAAAGAAACATGGTAAAGTTCTTATGAAAATGATTGAGGAAAAAGCGCACGATAAAAGAAAAGTTTTCTTTGTATCTGGCGATACTGATGTTGAAGATAGAGAAGCCATTAGAAGAATTACAGAAACTGAGAGCGATGCTATTATTGTTGCTAGTTTTGGTACATTTTCTACAGGTATCAATATACCCTCTCTCGAGAATGTCGTTTTCGCATCCCCATCGAAATCGAAAATACGAAATCTACAAAGTATTGGTCGTGGATTAAGATTGAAGTCTGGTAAGACAGAATGTAATCTATATGATTTGGCAGACGACCTGAGTTGGAAATCTTGGAAGAATCATACTTTGAATCACTTCGCTGAAAGATTAAAAACCTACTCAGAAGAAAAATTTAATTACAAGATCGTCGAGGTAAAACTATGAACGAACAGTTTGTTTATATTAAATTAGTAACTGGCGAACAGTTGATGGCATACAAAGAGTCAGAAGACGATGAGTCAATGACTTTGAAATTTCCTATGTTAATTAAAACACATATGGTTGGTGTTGCAGGTGGAAGAGTTTCCGAACAAGTCACTGCAGGTCCATATACTTTATTCGTTGATACAACAAAACCATTTCATGTAAACAAGAAACATATTGTGTTAGATACACAGCTATCTGAAAAAGCAATTCCCCATTATGTACATTTGGTTCGCGACCACGAGGGTGTTAAATTATCGTATACACAAAATGGTTTGGATTGGGAAGATGAAGTTAAGCGTCCTGAGATAGAAACAGCTAAAGCCATCGCTGCTTTGAAATCAATAGCAGAACAGATAGAGGAAGTAGAAGAAGAGGAGGAAGATTTCAAAATCTTTATCGAAGGTAATAATACATTTCATTAACTTTCTTCAAACCCTACATCGAGAGTATACGCTTTCGTCAAGCAAATAGCAAATTTATTTTATTGCAATAATTACAAGAAGAAAAATTGCTTTTTAAATCAAAAGGTAGTATACTTCTGGTAATAACAAAAATTATGGAGTTTTTATTATGGCGACAAAAGCCAAAGGTGCGCATTATGTGAACAACGCTGACTTTCTAGTAGCAATGAAAGAGTATCGTGTTAAGGTACTTGCTGCAAAGGAAGCAGGGTTGACTAAATCCGATAAGGGTTGGCCACAGGTTACATCTTATATTGGTGAATGTCTTATGAAGATTGGCACTCATTTATCATACAAAGCAAATTTTATCAATTACAGTTATCGTGAAGATATGATTCTAGATGGTATACAAAACTGTCTACAGTATATCGATAACTTTGATCCCGAGAAATCCTCAAACCCCTTTGCTTATTTCACACAAATTATATACTATGCATTTCTAAGGCGCATTGCTGAAGAAAAGAAACAGACTTACATTAAAGGTAAGATGTTACAGGAAATGCCCTTTGAAATGTTTGAGTTACAAGAACAAGATGAAACAGGCGAATATCATAATTCTTATGTAGAGTTTATGCAACATAATAATAACTTTGATGATTTTATTGAACGCAAAAAAGAACGCAAGCGTAAGAAGAAAGAATCAAGTTTGGATGATTTTGTAAATGAATAAAGAAGTTCGCGATTGGATAGAAGATCTTATGGCAAATTCGGTAGTTACAAATAGGTTTCCTTTAGGCAGATCAAGGAGAAAACAAGCTCGTAGAAATAAAAAATTCCTAAGAAAAATGACTTGGGATGCTACTGACAATATGTTTAGTTTGAAAGATATTATGAAAGAAGATAACAAAATTTTCCTTGGCGTTTCAGATGTTGAAGACTTGGTTACTGCCGAGATTCTGAAATCCCGCTCTGATCTTGGTGTGTCCACTGTGTTCCGCAATACCTCTGTGTTGTGTAATCGTGAGAAATGGCAAACATGGGCAGAAGGTCAATTTAAAGAATTCCTTTTTGTTCAATCTGGTGCATCTTCAGGGTTCATTGTAGAAAAAGAAACACAAAACCTTATCAAATTTGATGTCAACAGCAACACAACTGAAGTTCGTGCGTTTGGTGATGAAGAATTTGTTGAAGATATTATTGAAATCGTTGAAGACAACTTCTCTGTTGTTACTTGTCACATCGAATGGGTTTATGGTGGCGATGGGCAATCCGTCAATGTCCCATTAAATCGCGAACGACTACCTGTTGATGAGATGTATCCTTTCCTTAAAGGCGAATCACTTGAGTCATATTACGATCGTTATATGGCATCTTCCGCAAACATCCTATTGCTAATTGGACCTCCAGGAACTGGTAAAACTACCTTTATCCGTGGACTTCTTGCGCATACAAATTCCTCTGCGATTGTTTCATACGATGCTGCGATTCTTGACAAAGATGGATTCTTTGCTCGCTTCATTGAATCTGATGACAATGTCATGGTGCTTGAGGATAGCGACGCTTTTTTGAAACCTCGCAGCGATGGTAATACAATGATGCATCGTTTCCTTAATGTGGGTGATGGTCTTGTTACAACCAAAGGTAAGAAAATGATTTTCTCTACCAACTTGCCATCTGTGCGAGATATTGATTCAGCATTAACAAGACCTGGACGCTGTTTTGATATTGTTGAATTTAATCAACTGTCTTATGGTGAAGCAAAAGCATTGGCTGAAAAATTAGATGCGCCAATGCCTGATATTAAAGACCAGTATTCTATTGCCGAAATTTTTAATGAACAAACCCATAAACCTAATGTTAGAAAGGTAGGATTCATTTGAAAGTAGCAATTATTACAGACCAGCATTTCGGTGCTAGGAATGATAGTGTTGGCTTCTTGGATTTCTTTGAACAGTTTTATGACAATACTTTCTTTCCTACTTTGGATGCAAATGATGTTGATTGTGTTCTTATTCTTGGTGACACTTTTGATCGACGCAAATATGTAAACTTTTATTCTCTTGATCGAGCGAAGAAAATGTTCTTCAATAAACTCGAGGAAAGAGGAATCAAAGTTATTATGATTGCTGGTAATCATGACACATACTTTAAGAACACCAATGAAGTAAACTCTCCTGAGTTATTGCTTGCTGAGTATACTAATGTGAGTTTGGTTCACAAAGCAATGGACATTACAGTTGATGATACGCCAATTTGTTTTGTTCCTTGGATTTGTCCAGAAAACTATGATGAGAGTATTGAAACACTAAATACCAGCAAAGCTGAGATATGCATGGGGCATTTCGAAATTGCTGGATTTGCTATGTATAGAGGAATGGAAAGTCATGAAGGTCTTTCTAAAGATTTGTTTAAAAAGTTTGATATGGTTTTCAGTGGTCACTACCATCATCGTAGTGACGATGGTCATATCTATTACTTGGGAAATCCTTACGAGCTCACATGGCAGGACTATAACGATCCCCGAGGATTTCACTTGTTCGATCTACAAACAAGACAGCTCGAATTCATCGGAAATCCTTATACGATGTTCCAAAGAGTCGAATACGACGACTCCCTCACCGATCCATCCGTCCAGTCTTACGACTATCTAAAAAATAAATTTGTAAAAGTTATTGTTGTAAACAAGAATGACTTGTATAAGTTTGACAAATTCATTACCAAGGTTTATAATTCTAATCCATATGAAGTAAAAATTATTGAGGATTTCTCTGAATATACTGAAGGAGAAATTGCCACCGACATTAATCTTGAGGATACTCTAGATGTGTTGTCTAATTATGTTGACTCAATTGAAACTGATTATGATAAAGACAAAGTGAAGACATTTATGAAAGCACTTTATACGGAAGCTGTAAATATTGAGGTAGAATAATGTACCAACAAGAGATCCAATTTTTCTGGCCACTTACTGAACAGATTAATCTTGACTTAGATTATACTTCATGCGAGGAGTATGAGAAAAAGAAACGAGAAGATTGGGCGAAGAGTTCTGTAACATCAGGAATGTTTTTGACTGCTGGAACTGGAATTAATACTGCGACATGGGCAGTTGCTGATCCGACATATCAAACCTTTCAAGTTCTTCCCGATGGCGCTGTTGGTAGCTGGCAAGTTACACCGAACATGTCTGTCGGTCGCAAAACAAAACCTAATTTTATTCATAGACTATTTACTAAACTTACCCTCGGATGGGAGTGGAAGGATAAATAACTTGATCATTTTTCGTACACTAAGCTGGAAGAATTTTCTATCAACTGGAAATCAACCAAACAAGTTAATACTTAACAGACAAACCACAACACTTATTATTGGTAAGAATGGTGAGGGTAAATCTACTTGTTTAGATGCTCTGTGTTTTGTGTTGTTTGGTAAACCATTCAGAAACATCAATAAGAACCAGATGGTCAACTCCATCAATGGTAAGAACACAGTTGTTGAAATTGAATTTTCTATCGGTCAAAAAGAATACAAAATTATTCGTGGTATCAAACCAAACATTTTCGAGATCTATCTTGATGGTGTGTTGGTAAATCAAGACGCAGCAACTAGGGATTATCAAAAGATTCTTGAACAACAAATCCTTCGTTTAAACTACAAAACATTCACTCAAGTAGTTAT